CTTGCTTAACTTCCGCATCAAACAGGGTTACAAAGGCTGTAGACAGATTAATAGCCATTTTGTTTACCTTTTGACAAAGTTATAAAGAGGTTTCTCGCTGTCGGTGAGCCGGGAGCCGGGCCGTTTGCTTGCAGTAGGATGCCAGCCAGTTGGGTACAACCATCTGAGGGTCGGTAATCTGATATGCCTCGGATACATATTGTAATCAGGTTTGTCTATCGCGCAAGTCTTTTTGATAGTTTTTTGCAAAAAAAAGCCCCGGACTCTGCCGGGGCGAACTCCGTGAAGGAGCGGAGACTCCTATTTAACCATATCGTTTCTGGAATAGACGCTCTACTTTTTGACGGTACGATGGATCGGTTTCATACTTGGGATCGCCAACCATAGCCTGCAACTCTAGGTCAGACATCTGGCCTTCGATTGGCTGCGACTCTGTGGGGATACGGCCTTCGTAGGCTTCCCGAATCTTTGACAGAGCCTTAATACCACGGGCTGTGCCACCCATGATCTTGAACTCCTCAAAGTCTTCAGCCGACCATACGCCCTTGTTGACCAAGCCTCTAGCCCAGTTGACCATACCATTGATAACCGCATCGGCATTCGGCCCTAAAGCCTTACGCTCTGCTTGTATGTCAACGTCAGGAACGCCTATTGCACTTTCAGCAATGCCGCGAAGCTTTGTCGCAATGTCATCAAATGCTGCTTGGGATACACCGTTTTCCGCAGCCCAATCCTTAAACATCGGGACAAACTCAAGCTGTTCTGCGTTTTCTCCAAATGCGGAGATGTCGTACTTGCCTTCTGGTGGGGCTTTATGTGCGCCCTTGGATACCATCTTGCGAAGGTCTTTCCAAGACTTAGCCATACCCTCCATGTCCGGCTCGTTCTTATCCTTATTCCAAAAGTTCTCGGGCCACCAATCAGGCCGGTCTACTGGCTCATCATCGGGGATGGATTCTGCGGAGCGGTGTTCTACCGCCGTCGCTTCAGGGTTATCAGGAGCTTTGTCTTCACTGGCTTCTACGTTGTCAAGTAGGCCAGTGGACTCTGCTGCTGCCGCACTAGGCTCGACTGCCGTTTCGTTATCGCTCAAAGGTTCCTCGCTCTATGTATACGGGACTCAATCTCTTTGACTAAAGAGCATCGCCCCTCTAAAAAATAGCCGTAGGAGGGATCACTCCCCGGCCCCCAGCATGGCTGCTCAATCGTTATCTCTCGAAACCACTTGAGCAACTTCTGCCCTTCCTCTGTGCCAAAGACCCTCAGACACAGCTTATCCATATCGCTAGATTGTGGAGGTGCCATTGCTTCCTGCATTGCCTCCAGATCATCCCACCCAGCCATAAGCCTCCTTATTAGGAACAATGTTGTTATGTATTTGTGCTTCCTCTGCCTTCTCTGTCGCGTGTATGCAGTACCAGATCGTATCGGTCTGGGTGATGATAACGTGCGACAGCCCTGCCTTTATCTCAATGCAAGCAGGCGCTTCGTAAAACTTCTGCTCGCCTTCGATATCGACAATCACTGAACCTTTTGCCAGAATCGACAGATGCGAATAAGAGTGTATGTGCTGGGGAACCGCCCACCCTTTCGGCAAAAAGTATTCTTTCCCGTATAGTCCATCAGCGAAGTGATGGTGCAGATCACATTCCAACTGGCGCTCCTTGCTGTTGTCCCTCCATCAGTGCCTGCTGCTGTCCAGCCATTGCCAATGCAGCCTGCTGTTGCAATATCATCTGCTGCTGACGCTCCATAAGGAAGCCACGCTCTGCCGCTGTATTTCTCACAGATGATGGGATGCCCAACTTGTCGCCAATGTAGTCAATCAACTCGCCCGTCTTAACTGCCAGCATTCCTTCCTGACCCATCGTAGAGGTAAGCTGCATGAACTGGACGATGTTGTTAATCTCCTCCATGTTCTGCGCCATTGCCAGCGGAGCCACAGGAGAGACTTTGACCTCCAGACCATTGACCTTCAGTGGCATATTAATCAAGCCACGCTCGTCCATAACCTGCAAGATACGAGCAACCAGCGGGATCATCGTCTCGTTAATCAGACGACCAAAGGCAGAGCCGAGGTTTTGAGCCAACTCCTTCATACGCTCAACTACCTCAGTGGCAGAACGTGCCGACATATTGTCTGGTGGCAAGGACTCATCTAGCAGGGTACGCTTGATGTTGGCACGAAGGTCGTTAATGACGATCTGGCTGACATTAAAGTCACCGGCACGAGGCAAGGCACGGAGCGATTCACCCTGTGGGCCACCGTTACGAGCTACTGGGATGACGGCACCCGGTACAATCTTGACTGTCTGAGGATTCAACACGCCATCGTCAGCAGCGGTGTAGACACCAGCCACAGCTAAAGAGGCGTTCTTCAGTAGTAACTCAAGGGTTTTGTTCAGTGTCTTGATGTCGGGCATTGCAGTTAGCAACGGGCCACGACCGTAGACCTCGCCTGCAATCTTGGAGTAGCGGCTAATGACCCAAGGAGAGGACAGCATACGGCGGTAGACGACTTCCTCTTTTGTCTTTACCTCTATAACGTGATAGCACCAATCCCCACGTTCTGCGTCATAGATAGTGGCCTCCAGCAGATCAATGTCTTCTGTTGGCTTACTGTCGATCATCTGCTCCAAATAGTCAGAGAATACCGCGTCTTTCCACTGCTGCTGGATAGCCTCTGCCTTCATACGCATACGGCGGTAGATCTTGTCTACAGTACCGTTCGCGCCTTCCTCATACGACACGAGGAACATGGGAACCGGCGTAAAGTTGATAGGCGAGATGTCATCGCCCGGCTGCACCATCATGCAGGCTGTGCCAACTGCCAGATCCAGCAAGAACTCACCAATAGCAATGTCGAAGTTCGACTGCTTGATGACTGCAAACATCTTCTCCATGTACACATCCATGATGGCCTGTGCTTGGTCACGCTGATCGTCAGGTACATCGGTGCCGGGTTCTAGCCTGCACCACTTACGCTGTGGCGGGAAGATGCCAGACTGAAGACGATTGGCAAACCGCTGAGTCGAGTTGATGGCTGTCGAGTCAAAGACCCGCGACATCTTCTTTGCGCCCTTGGAGTTTCCGTCGTAGTAGCCGTAAAGCTGGCGTTGCGGCAGGGCAAACTCATAAGCATCGGTGTACAAGGCTTCAAACAGATCCTTGTCTCGCTGCGCTTTCTCGGAACGGCGTAAGATCTCATCCGTCGGCATCTTCTTGCCTTGGTAGACCTTGCGGCGTGTACCCTTCATGTAGGACATCTCAGCCATTATTTCAGCCTTTCTTTCATTAGCATTGAGCGATCAGCACCACGTTGTGTCGGCATTGCATTTTTAGTGGACTCTTTCTTAGCAGACCATTGCCTTGCTTGGTCAAAGGTTGATAATCCAATATCATCAGGGTCTTTGTTGTACTGCCGCATAAAAAACTCTTTCCACGCCGTCTCATGTTTTGGAGATTTCAGCATCTTATCTCCAGCAGACGAAGGCCAATGAGGTCTGTTGTCGTGTTTGCTAATAACCTCTTTTACACCAGCCTTCCATGCCCCACGATAATCGTAGTCGTTCTGTTGAGACAACATATCTATAACTTTGTTGTTGTCTAATTTTTCTGGTTTAAGATTATTCTCCGCAGCAATATCAGCCTTTATGGAGTTAAATAACTTTGTACCTTGAATCCAAGTGCGAAACTTGGCCTCTTCAGCAGGAGCTAAAGTAGTTGGCTTCCAATCTTGGGAAGAAAAGTTCTGATATTCTTTTATCCAATCAGCCATTTTCTCTCTCCAGCTTGTACTTATCCAGTAAATTCCTGCCCTTTGCAGCCAACCGTCTTGCAGCACCAGCGGTTCTCGGCACAGGCTCACCCCATGCGTTCGCAGCTAATGCCAGCCTTGTTGGGTCACCATCCTCATCGACCAGTGGGCCACTCGGATTGGTGTAAAACCGTGTTAAAAAAGATCCTTTGCGTCTTGCTTTCTCGCCTGACGGAGACGATTCTTTGACTCCCGGCTGAAGATTCTTACTCTCGCCTGATGCCTCAAACTTGCGTCTGCCAGCCTCAGTCAAACCGCCTTCAGGATCTTTGTATTTACTCATCACTTCCCTCTAGCCGCTGCCATATTGTCGATTAAGTTTGGGTACGGACGACCAGCTTTCTGCGCTCGGCGCATAGCATTGCGTTTTTGTGATTCACTCAACTCTTTGGGCTTGCCTAAGTCTTTTGGCCTTGGCTGATCCCAAACTTCTTTCTTTGGCTTGTCCATTATTCGTACCACTCCAAGGCTAGATGTGCTGCGTGAGAAACACCGTTTACGTTTGTCAGTCGAAACAAGTAAGTCGTTAGTGGTTTTAGGACGTACTCAAGTGATCCTGCATCGCCGCCACCCGCCTTCTTGCCTACCCCGCCGGGAATAATCTGCCCGTCAAGTTCTGTGCCGACTGCTGTTACTGTCGGAGCGATGACCATCGCAACTTGGCTTGGATTACTAACTGCATAATTCCTGTTCCTGCTAATTGGTGTAAATGCTGTGCCACCACTAGTCGTTGACCCCTCGTAAATGTACAGTTCTGCGTCACCTAGACATAAAGCCTCAACGCTTAAATGAGGAACTACGCCTGCTGGTGAGGCCATTGCTATGTCGATGCTGGCACCAGCGGCTAGTTTTGCACTAACTGGGTACATCTTGTAGGCAAAGAATGCTCTGCCGTCATGGTTACGCTGGTGGTTTACATCTACTACAATCGACGGCGCATCAGCACCAGCAACGACGTAGTTGCCAGCGTTGTTCTTCTGAACCTGCGTGACAAACCGGGACTTGGTTGTCAGCGATTCAAGGGTGACTTCGGTGACTGCCATCAATCATCCTCGTCTTCGTATTCATCTTCAGGCATATCCATCTTGCCGGGCTTCTTCTTGCCGTGTGCTTTTGCCAGCATTTTCATTGCTTTGCGTTTAAGCGCCAAGTCTTTTGCTGACGGCAGCTTTTCTTCTTCTTCGTATTCTTTTTGCTCAATTGTGATGGTGAGTGGCATGATTAACCTTTCTGTTTAGTTGCCTTACGAGCTTCCGAAAGCGCAATCGCTTGAGCCTGTTTAGGATCCTTAACCACCGGGCCACCTTTTCCAGAATGTAATGTGCCAGACTTGTATTCACGCATCACCTTCCTTACTTTTTTGTCGAACTTGTCCATTAAAGCGTGACTCCTTTGGATAGCATTGGTCTTGATTGCGCTCGTTGAGTTACTGCACCAACTCTTCCTGCTTTGCGTTCTGCTACTTCTCTACCGTAACCTTCGCCCAATGCTTTTTGTTTTGCTTTAACTTGTTCAATCTGCGTATCAAACTCACTGGTGTCTGGAGCAACTGGGGCTGCTTCGTTAAAGGTCGGCATTGTCTTTCTTTTAAATGCTTCAGACAAAGTGCCATAAGGGTCAGCAGATACTTCGTAACCTAATAGTTCAAGCGCATAAGGTGTATATAGGTCGTTCCCCAATTCAGGGATGCGATACATTGTTTGTGATTTCCAGTTGTATTCTTTGTTTGATTGGTATTTTACATTTGGCCCAGCGTTAGGACTTGCCATTTGTCCGTTTCTAATTGTTAGCTGTTCTAAAGGCTTTGCTTTGTATTCAGCCAACGCCTGTTGATAATCTATTAGCTTTTTTTGGTACTCCGTATTTTTTTCGGCGTACCCCTCTAAAACTTTCGTCTTTTTGCCGAAAACAGATTGATACTCTGGCTCAAGACCCATCAGGTTTGACTGATAATCTTTAGCTAACCTAGCAATGTCGCGTTGCGTTGCTGTTGGTTTTTTCTTAGCCATGTCAGATCCCCGTGCCAGCGCCCAACATTCCTAATTCTGGAGCCAATCTTTCGTCTGACAGCAATGCTCGTTTACCACCGCGAATCCTTGCTCGCATTTTTGAGGACTCCTCTTCGCCCATACGGCGGCGCTCGTCCTCAAGTTGCTTGGCAATGCGAGAAGCTTCGGCTTCCATTGCGCCCTTTTGCTCTGCGTATCGGGCTGTTTCAGCTGAGAGTCGCTCTTTGGCAATGTTTGTTTGCTCTTGCTGAAGTTTTATTTGCTCATCAGCTTGACGCTGAGCTACTTCTGTTTCACGCTGGGCTGCAAGGCGAGCCTCTTTAGCTGATCTTCTAGCCGTCTCCGCTTGATAAGCCGAGCCTAATAACATGGCGGCTGAAATCCAGAATGACATATATCCTCCTTAACAAAAACTTTCAGGGAATTGTATGCTTTTTGCCCGACTATGCAAGCGTCATGCTATCGTAGCGATAGCAAAATCTTAGGCAAAGATGTCGAAGTCCGTACTGGCTACGGTTTGCTGGATAAATTGACCGTTGGAACCTATAGGATTCTTAGTCATTCTGCGATGTTCGCCCCCGCCTAGCAGCAGGTAGCCAAAAGCGTCGCCAACGTGGGAGTGTTCGTTCTTGTTTGGAGCGTCTCGGAAGCGTTCTTGACCAGCGCCAACTGAGATCCGCTTGAAGTGGTAGCCGCCAGCCAAGGATTTCCGCAGTAGCTTGCAGGACTTGTCAACTATCAAGCCGGGTTTTCCTTGGATTAGGCGCTGCATTGGGGCGGCGGCTGCTTCCCGGCGTACTTTAAAGTCGTTACTTGGGGTGGGCTGGGCGCGTAAACCCAGTGTTCGCAGGTGATCGAAGGCTGTGACTTCGTAGATAGCGTCTCGCTGCATACCGGCGGGGTCGCCCCAGACGAATATCTGTGCTTTGGGGAACCGGGCGTTCAGTTCACCCAGCAGTTGCTGACCGAAACGTTCCAGACCCATGTCAAAGGTGACGATCTCGTGGAGGACTTTCCATGTGCCAGCACTTGTCTTTTGTCCAATGACGGCGGCTGGGGTCAAACCAAAGTCAAGTCCCACTTGGATGGGCAGGGTTGGGTCGTATTCCAAGTCGGCTGACATGAGATTGTCGTCGTACTCAGGCCAGACGGGTCTACCTTCTTGGACGTAGGTGTATTTACCTTCGGCGTAGCAGCGTATCCAGTCTAAGTTTTTTC